TTTTATTATAGCAAATTTTTCTGGCTCTAAAAAATTATCAATTACTTTAGTCATACGTTTAAATCAAAACCAATAATTCGTTTATATTTACTAATAGGATTAGGACGACTCATGTGTTCTACAAAACTTGGAAAAACAACCATACTCCCTTCTTTAACTTTAGGAGTTTCAAATCTTCCTACATCGTTGACGTTGTTCCAAGGTTGAAAATACATAGTTGAAGGATGATTATCATCATGACGTAAATATAGAATTCCTGAATAACCTCTTGAGCCGTGGTTATGAGGAATATGGTAGTCCCCTTTTTTATAACTGTTAGACCATATATCTTTTAAAACTACATTAGATTGCAAATTTTCAGATATGTATTCAAATTCTTTTTTAAAAATATCAATAAAAGTTTGCATAAAAGAAACATCTATTTGACCTCGATTAGAAAAGAAAGGGCCATTTAAACGATGTTCAGGATATTTTTTTAAAACTTTTTCTATTTGTTTTTGTTTAAGTTTAAAATTTTCAATAGAAAAATTTAAAATAGGTATTTTAAATAATACATCTACGTTTTTCATTTCATTTTTTTTAATATGTCCATGTTCTCATGCACATCCGTTTGATCTTGAACATATCTAAACGGTTGTCCTATTCCGTAAGCACCAGGTAAACCTGGCATGCCTCTTCCATCAAATTCTAAATGTTTATTTTCCTCTCTTGTATAATGTAAAAATACTTGTGCACAGTGCTCTCCTTCGAAAGCCTCTCTCCAATGATTTAATTCACACCCTTTATAAATAGCTAGATCACCTGGTTTTAAGGAAACTTTAATAGATGGTTTATCCCCATCTTTAAAAAAGATAGGCCACTTTTCACCAGATAAATTTAAAGTTGCAGATATCTCACAAGATTCTCTATCTCTGTGATCTGCTAACACGTCGCCTTTTTTATATATTCTCATATAAGAATAAGTAGGTAATAATTTTCTACCAGAATGTTTTTCTATTAGAGGAAGTAGATTAAGCAATAATGTTTCAGAAGATATGTCTCCGTAACAACCATAAGTAGCTGTGCTTTGTGAGTCAACCCAAGATCCCCAATCACGTCTGTCTGCCGTTATATATCCATCTAAAAATAATTTAGCAGCCACATGTTGTTTTAGAAAATAATAATCTGTTAAAAAAGAAGCCATATCTTTTGACACTGCTTTCTTTATTATTTTGTATTTCTTTTTATTAAACGTTTTTAACATATTGCATATTCCAATGTATAAATCTAAAAGGTTCTATACCATAATCAAAAGTAAATTCATGTGGTAAATAACCAGGAAATATTATCATATCTCCAGGAGAAACTGTATAGTAAGCTTCGCTTGAAGCGTGTGTAATTTCTTTTTGATTTTTAGGTAAAATCTTAGTCATTAAAGCTCCAGGTCTTGGATCTACAAATTTAGGGCAAGATGTATTCTTAGACGCTTTTAGAAAATAAAAACCAGATACTTGTTGGTTCCAATGATTGTGTAAAGAATGATGTCCTCCACCATTTTTAGAAAACTCTTGCACCCAAAGTTCTGTTAGGTAAGGTGTGTGTCCTTCAATATTAAAACCAGAGTCAGTCATGAATCTATGGCTCATATCATTAACTATGTCTATAAAGAATTTAAAATTTATATCAGACATTAAATTTAAAGAATGATGTGACAATCCCATATCTTGTTTCATTTTTTTATGAAAAGTTTTTTGTTTTTTTATTTGTGTCATATTATCTTTTCTTTTATTTTTTATGTAAGGATCACAGATCTTATTTAAATATTTAACATGTTCCTCTAACTTTAATCTCCAAAGAGGAGTGCAAAATAATAAATCTTGTTTAATTTCCATTACTTAAATGAATCTCCTTGTAACCAAACCACCAAACTATATCTTGTTCCTTTAGTGACTTTACGAACTCGGTGCCACATATAAGAAGGAAAAACTATACAAGACCCTTTGTCTTTTACATGTTTAACTGTTTCTATTCTTGATCCTTTCTTGGAATCTCTATAATCAAATTCAAACTCTCCTCCAACATAAGTTGAAGGGTCTGATAAATTTAAAGTAAAAGAGAGTTTTCTATTTCTACCATCTCTTTGAAAAGAATCACAGTGCCAATCATAGAATTGACCTTTACTATATTTGGTAAACTGAGCAGATAGATCTGTATTTAAATCTAAATTAAAATTCCAATTAGCTCTTCTGTTAGCTTCTTGCATGGCCTCCTTACAACCTTGTAAAATTTTAAAATCAGTTATCCAAGCGACGTTTGAGTTTCTAACTTTTAGATCTTTACCACCTGCGTTTCTTTCTCCATTAGAACCAATAATACCTTCTTGGTCTTTTAAAGTATTACCTACATTTATAACATTATCACAAAACTCTTCTGTAAAAAGTTTATCGAAATAATAATAATTAACTTTTGTAAACATAATTACCTAACATCAAAATTAGCTGCTACAGAAATCCTTTCACACTTTGATTTAAATGGAGCAACAAAATGAATCAAACTATATGGAAACATCCAGAAATCTCCTTCTTCAGGAAACTGTTCTACACCAGCGTTATAAAAATTACCAGTGAAGGCCGTGTTAAAAGATATAGAACCTGGTCCTCCTGATTTTGAGTCATGCCATTTTTTATTTTCTTTTTTAAGTTTTTCAGGAATAGAAATAAATAATACACTAGACAAATCACAATTAGAATGAATGTGTGGTGGATTATATTCACCAGGTTTCATATAATTTACCCACGCTCTTTTAGTATGTATATGTTGATCTAAAGTTACTCCCCCTTTAAATTGAACATACGCATCTTTATAAACATCTATGTAGGGTCTCATAATAGAATCATGATCTTCTCTTACTAATTCATATTCTCCTTCAATGACTCCTGCTAAATCTTTTTTCATATGGTAACCTTTTTTAGACAGTATTTTTTTAACTTTATTTAAATCTTCTTTTGTTACTTTCATTTTAACAAGTAAAGGTCCAAAATAATAAAAACCATATGGTATCATATGAAGGTACCTACTAGAACTAGTCTTAAACCTTTTTTAGGAAAGTAATGATAATGAGGCACACCATCAAAACAAACACCTTTATATTTTTCTGGTGTAATTATTTTACTGTCCTTTCCTTTATCATCTACAATAACTGTCTTTGCATCTTTGTCACAATCATTTAAATATAATATAATTTGTTTGTGGGGATATTTATGATCAACATGCACTCCAGATTTTTCCATTCCGTTTGCATACGTAAGATTAAAACACATCCTTGTAAAAAAATTAACTTCTTGTTTAATGGCTTTAGTAAATTGTTGTAACATATTCAAAGCTATTTCATAATAATCTGAGTTTACTGCTTCTGAGGGTCTTTTAGTTTCCAAGTTGTGTAAGATAATGTGTTTTAAAAAAGACTCGTTATTTTGTTTTCCTTTTGTATTTTCTGTCGCTGACTGTTTTATATAAAAAGGAAAGTTATCATTAAGCATAACATTTTCTATAAAATTAATATTGTCAGGCGATAAAAAATTTTTATGTTCTTTTACCATATATATACTCATCTAAGGTTTGTATTAAATAATAACCGTTTAACTTAGATGTATTGGCTGTAATCTCGTAATCTAAGTGAGCCGGAAAAATTATAAATTTATTATTTTGTATAGGAATAGTCCAAGTGCACTTTGGCATCTTCAAACGATTGTAATGCACAATAACGTTAGAACTATTGTCTTCAAGTTCAACTCCATAAATTAAAACATAAGTTGGAGAGTTCTTAATATCAAAAGGATCTATTTCATTTTTTCTTTTAGTAGATTCTCCTTGTTTTAATATAACTGCAGATATTTCTTTATTAATTAAAGTGTATTCATAATTAACTTTTTGATAATGAAAATCTCTTATGTATGCACCCAAATAGTCTAAATGAATTGTATGATCGAAAGTAAATCTTTGTTTATCTTTATTGTTAAGATAACCATACATCATTTGATATTTAATTGATTCTCTATCAATTTCATATCCTTTTGGACATTTAACATATCCATAATAAAGGATCTCTTCATTTAATATCACTTTCTCCATGTGCGTACTTATAACTTTAAACTGTATAAAAGTCTAGCGTCTTAGTCTAATAGAATCCAAGACTGGGAAGACTCATCCCATTTATAATCTTTGTTATCGTCGTCTTCAGGTTTTGCAACAGGGGGTTCAAATTGACCTGTTGTATTATTCATAGTCCAACTTGAATAAGGTTGATTTCTTACTTTAAAAATATCTAAGTCAGGATCATACTTATATGCCACTCCTGCATAATTTGCTCTGTAAGGAGTTCCACCTTGTCTGTGTTCATTCGCGTAAGTGTTGTACGATGTTTTTTTCCAATGAGGCCAATTGTGATGTTTTGTTAAATATGCAACACCTGTCGCTTCATCATCATTACAAATAGAATCATCTAATGGTGTTACCCACAATACATTGTTATCTTCATCTAGTTTAGCGAAATGTGCCATTATGCTACGTACGTCCCTGGTGAAGTAAATGTGTGAATAGTATCAGTGCCAGAAGTTGTTACTGTCCCTGATGTGCTTGCTGAACAAGCAGTCGCTCTTCTTATAATTACAATTCCAGATCCGCCACTACCTGATTGGGAACTTCCTCCACCGGCCGCTCCGCCGCCACTTCCCGTGTTTGCAGTTCCTGGATTTCCAGTTGAGCCTCCAGATGTAGAATTTCCTGCGCCTCCGCCACCTGGTCCACCTGACCCTGCAGGAAAATTATAACCTTGTTGGTTGTAGCCGCCTCCGCCGCCACCTCCAGCTCGAGTCACACACGTTCCAGAAATATCAGAAGCCGCTCCGTTTCCTCCTGGTCCACCGTTTCCAGCGCTAGGACTCGTCGCAGTTGCAGGATTTCCTGCCCCTCCGGCTCCGCCACCACCGCCTCCGGTTTGATTGTGATTAGTTCCAGTTCCTTGACCTGTCCCTCCGTTGTTACCTTGGCTAGGTGATACGGGAGGTGTGTTACCAACTCCTCCTGCTAAAAATGCTGCAGGTTGTGGTGCATAAGGACCGTAAGGATTTTGATATCTTCCAACTCCTCCACCAGATCCTCCTGGTTGTGCTATTTTAGGTGCACCGTTTCCGCTATCCCAAGCGCCTGATGATCCACCACCGCCACCGCCAGCAGATGTAATAGTTGAAAATACAGAATTAGCTCCGTTCAAACAACCTGGGTCTGCTCCGGGTGGAGTAACTCCAGTTGCTCCTGCTCCTACTGTAATTGCAAATGATTGTCCTGTTTTAACTTCAAAAGATTTTGTTGCTACAGTTCTGTAACCGCCAGCTCCTGCACCGCCTCCCTGAGATTTTCCCCCAGCGCCACCACCGGCGATAACTAAATATCTAACGTTGTAGGGCTTAGCTGAGCTCCCAGATCCAAAACCTAGAATGTTATATCCAAATCCTGCCATTTATCCTCCTTATGCGTCGTTAGCAGCGTCTGTAGTGAAGAATAATTTAATTCCTAATAGTTTGGCATCTGCAGTTAAAGTATCATCTGACACATCTCTAGTGACTTGGAAGAATACTTGTTCGTCCGTGCTAGGAGACCCCGCTATCGTAACTGCTCCACTTTCTGCTGTAACGTCTAAATCGTTTGCTGTACCACTGTGTGCTTTTGCAGTTGGTGCAACTGCTGTTCCAAAAGCAGTATTACAAGAGTCATCATCTGCTATCGCAACTCCTGCTAAATCCCAAGATACAGTTCCTGTGTTTGTTGAATCTGCTGTAAAGAATGCTTGAAAAGTTACCGTGCCTTCATTCCAAGATTTTGGAAAGGCAACAGCAAATTGTGCATTCTCATCAGAGTCTTTATCAAAGTCTAAAGTTTTAATTTCAGGACCATTTGATAATTCTGTTTGTTCAAGGTCAGCGCATCCGTTTGTTGTGTTTGGATACATAGCAACTGCTGGAATCCAAATAGATTCTTTACCTGCTATTTTTACTGCGCTAACAGTTCCGCCGCCATCTTCTGCTTTAATAACACCTGTTCCTTTTGTTTTAAGATCAATACCGACATTTGAATCTCCACCTGATGCTGTAAGCGATGGATTATTTCCTGTAGCAGCATTTACAAAAGTAACTTCGTTAACTGCTGAACTTGTAGCTGTAATTAAAGCTACTTCGTTTCCGTTAGTGTCTAAAATAGAAGTTCCTATTTTAGGAGACGTTAACGTTTTGTTTGTTAAAGTTTGTGTTCCAGCAAGAGTAACAGTACCAGCTGGTAAAGTGTAAATGTCTGGATTAGTTCCGTCATTTGCAGTTGCAAATACAACAGCATCACTTTTATCTGTCGTTGCGAAAGTGAACGAATCGCCAGATCCTGATGTGTATTTAAATTGTACTGTGTATGCGCCTGATGTTGAATTTCTTAAATAATAAAAAGTTTGTACATCTAAAGGAATTGTAACGATTTGATTTCCTGTAATTGTACCAGTAAACTCGATCATTCTGTGAGATAAAACTGCTCCAGTTGATCCATCAGAAACAGATAAAGCTGTTGTTTGTGCGCCACCTGCTATTGATTGTTGTGTAAATCCACCAACAATTTGTTCAAAAATTTGTAAGTTTGTATTAGTTTTTGTTCCCCACGTTCCAGCATTTTCCCCAGTTGCCTGTAGTTCAATACCGAGTGGTGTATAAGTTGAAGCCATATTTTATCTCCTGTTTACTTAAGCTACATTTGTATAACTCGTATTTGATCCTGTGTCAACATCAGAATAAGCTTGAATTCCAAAGCCATCAGAAGTGCCAAATACTGCTACTGAAGACGTTGCAGATACACCTGTTAAACCTATTGTGAAATCTGCTACAACGACAGATCCTACAGAGGTAGTTGAAGATACACCTGTTAAGCCCATTATAATACCTTGTGGATCGATAGCTCCGACACCAGAAGTTATTGCTTGACCAGTTACATCTATTATTGGGTTTGTGCTTATTTCCACACTTCCAACACTAAATGTTGCAGACACTCCTGTTAATCCAATCGCATCTGCTGGCGAAATAGAACCAACACTAGAAGTTATTGCTTGACCTGTTGGTCCAACAATTTCTGCGGTAGGGTCGATTTCTCCAACACCAAAAGTTGCAGCCACTCCTGATGGTGTGAAAGTTGCATCTATTGTAAATGAAAAAGAACCAACACTTGAAGTTGAAGATACACCTGTTAATCCAACTGCGTCTGCAGGGTTAAGTGTGAACATTCCCCAGCCATTTTCACCATAAGATGCATTACTCCAACCGTTAGGACCTAAGTCTGATACAATTGCATCTGGTGCTGTTAATTCAACTGTAAAACTTGATTCACCCCAAGACTCATCATTCCAAGCATCTCTGCCCCAACCTTGTTCAGGAAATGTAATAAGTTCTCCAACAGAGGCAGTTGCTGAAACTCCACTTAAAAAAACAGTTGGGTCTTTTATTTCTCCCCATTCACCGTCATTCCAAGCTTGAGCTCCCCAACCTACGACAAACTCTTCATCTGTTCCCCAAAGATTACTACTCCAGCCTAACGCTCCCCACGTATCAGCAGTTGGAGTGTTTGCAGTTCCTCCCATTCCTGAGTGGTTAGTACAATAATAATATAAAGTTGGTGCAGAGTCTGCGACCGTAATTTCTGTGTAAGCTCCTGACTGGCCTGGAGTTCCATTGGTTGTTACACCGGTAGTATATTGACTTCCGCTGTTATGTGTTCCATCGCTTGTTGTTGAAAATCTTAATGGGTGGTTTTCGTTAGAATCATTTGATTGATCAAATCTAAACGTGCCACCTTCTGCTAAATAAAGAGTATCTTGTTGAACTCCATCAATAGCATATTTATTACCTGAATCGGTGCTGACCACCGTTACTGTATATGTTCTAGTAACGGACATCCGTCGCTACCTCCTTACGCTAATCTTATGATCGCGTTTGTAGCGTCTGCTGTTGGGAATTGAATTGTGAAAGTTCCACTAGTTACAGTTTTGTCACCGCCAAATGCAATTACTGCACACGCAGGATCACCTGATGCTGAATCGTTATAAATTAAACATCCGTTTGCTGTAAACGTTGCGCTTGTGTAACTAACATCATTAAAATCACAAACTGCAGTCGTGCTTGAAGCAACGGGAGTCACGCTTGTTAATGTAGCGCCTGCTGCTGTGTAAGCCGTTCCAGAAGTATTAGTGATTTCGTTTGAAGTTGTGTAAGCTGTTGTGCTCGCTCCTAAAGTTGCAGAGCTAGTGTACAAAGCTAATTTAAAAGTATTACCTGTTGTAGCCGTAAAATTATGAACTCCTTTTAAAAGTTCCACTTTAAAACTTGTGCATACTGCCGATGTTATTGCCATAATAAAACTCCTTAAGGTGTTGTCGATGGTATCGTTATTCTAACAGCACCATCAGTGTAGTCATCTCTTCTTCTTCTGCCGATCTGCTCTACACCAAATTTATCTACTTCTTGTTTATACTTATTTTCGTAAAGTGTCAACATATCTTGTGGGCCTTTTAAAAAAGCATATGTCTCTGCCAAACAGCAATATAGTAAGCCGTTAGGGAAGTTTAAACTGATATAATTAGTAGTATTATCTGAGGCCAAAGTAGCTGGCATTTTATTGAAATGAACCCTAAATTTGTATGTAGTATCAGGCACAGGGGCAAACATTATTCTGCCTGAATTTGTGTCTCCATCTCCAGTAGCGCCTCCAAACATGGCATAATATTTAGGTTGTCCTCTCGCTGAGGATTCTGTTGATGGCACATATTCTTGTAAATAAGTGACATCTTTCTTTTCTAAAAATCTATTGGCTCCTGTTATAGCTGAAGTTGAATCATAAACTTGTATACCTCTGATAAATAAACATCCTCCTGGAGCATTTATTGTTTCTTGACCTGTAACTAAATTACCTTGTTGTTGTTTTCTGTCCGCATCAATAGGGACATCTCTCATAATTCTGTACTGTGCATTTAAAATTATATTTTCTAATTGATCTGCAGATAAAACGTTAGAATCTACTTCTGTGTAGTTTCTAATTTGTGTGACTAATCCTGAATAACTTATTCCTGCCATTATGGTGTTAATGTTACCGGCCCTGCCGTTACAAACATTCCTCCTGCTGTTTCAGTCACTGTAGGAGTAGATCCTATAGTGAATGTATAATTATTTGTTCCTGTTACTGTTATACTAAATCCTGACGAATTTTCAAATACCGTAAATGCAACACCTCCTGGTGATCCATCTACATTTCTAAAAACCACTGTATCTGAAGTAGATCTTCCATGACTTGGTTCTGTCACTGTAATTGTCGTGCTACCAGATGTTATGTTAAAGGGATTTCCTGGTAATAAACGATCGGTTGCTGGTTCTGTTCTAGCTGGTTTTGCCATTGGTAAACCTTGAGGATCTGCACCGTGGGCTCTAGGTTCTAATTGTGGCTGTTTTGGTTCAAACTCAGAAATATGTACTTTAGAACCATTCCATTCTGTGACCATTTCTTTATATGGAAATTCCATTCCTGATCTATCAGATATAAATTTAGCGAATTTACCTTTTGCAAAATTAGACATTTGGATAATAAGTTTTAGGGGTTATGTATGAACTTGAAGAAGAACCATCTTCAGCTAATGCTCTTTGTAATTCATCTTCATACAATAGTTTCATTTGTTGAGTTAGTTCTGGTTTAAATTTTTGTGATAAATAATAAGCTAAACCTGATGCCATACATGGTACAAATCTATATGGAACATCTGTTGCGTTAGTATAATCACCAACATCTTGTATTCTTTTTACATAATAATAATTAATTGTATTACCAGCCTCTGATGAACCTGGTGTTAAATACAAAGTGATTGTAACTTTGTCTATAAATCTTTGTACAAAATATTGTGAAGGTGTTCCTGTTGATGT